TTTCGTATCGAAGAGTCGATTGTCTATGAGAAACTGGACGGCAGTCTGATTGGAGTTTGGTTCAACAAGTTCGCTAAACGATGGGAAATCTCTACGCGAGGCATGGCATTCGCTGAAGGCAATCATCCAATGGGTGGAACGTTCCGCGAAAAAGTTCTGTCAGCTTTTAACACCACTGATGAACATCTTCAGAACATCTTCAACGATAACTTCAAGACAGATTGGACGATTATCTTCGAGTACACTGGACCTGAGAACAAAGTCGTCACTCGGTATACAGAATCGCAGATGGTGATTCTTGGTTCTCGCCGTAACGATGGTCTTGAATTCATTGACTTAGATCGTCTTCAGGAGAAACTTGATAGGTTGAATGTACGAACTGCGAGGACTTACTTTGGTTCAGACATTGATAAGATTCGTGAACTAGCCGACAGCTTGCCTAATCTGGAAGAAGGGTTTGTGATTCTACATCCTGCTACTGGAAAGCGAATGAAGCTCAAGTCAGCGACATACGTCCTTGCACATCGCATCCGTGGAAATGACACGATTCCAACAAGGAAAAACTTGTTGGAACTAGTGTTGACTGGTGAGACCAGTGAATTCTTGGGTTACTTCCCTGAATGGACAGAGTCAGTGAAATCGTTAGAGAATGAAGTTGAAACTTTCCTGAATAATGCTCAGTCGGCTTACGATGAATTCAAACACATTGAAGATCAGAAAGAGTTCGCACTGAACGTAAAATCGGTACCCGGTAACCAGTTCATCTTCCGTGCACGCAAATCTGGTTGCGATTCAATTAAACAAGCGTTCTTTTCTGATGGTGTGATGCCATCCACACGACTCAAGTGTTTTGAGCAAACTTAAGGAAAACATGAAAACTATTGCACTGAAACTTTCAACTGGCGAAGAACTCATCGCTCGTGTAATCTCCGACACAACTGATTACGTTATCGTAAGTCATGTACGCGTTGTTGGCTTGCATCAAGATAGCCAAGGCCGCGTTGGTGTTGGCATGACGGAGTACTCATTGACGAACACTGATGCAGAAGTAAAGATTTACAACCAACACATCGTCTGTAAGTATGAAACTTCATCTGAAGCTGAACGGTCATACATCACTGCGACATCTGGAATTGCCCTTGCCTGAATTTAGCAAAATCAAACAACTAATTGACTCACCTAAGCTGTCTGCAGAGTTTTTCTCTTATGCAGTTAGGCAGTGTTCAATGGCGTTGACGATTCGTGAGCAGCTATTCATTGGGAAGTTGATTCATGACATCGTTGGAGTCGACTACACAGTGAACAGAGCTGACGTCAATGGGTACATGATCGTGTTAGAGGTGGAATTCAAATCAGATGACCGTAAGATGACTGTTGAATTTTCCGGAATCTGGTCGAATGAATCTACGCCCAAATACGAAGCAAACCGTGTGATTTTGTGATTTTCTCTCATCGTCAAATGGTACCGTATTTGACGAGTTTTTTAAGAAAAAAAAACCTATATAAATCATATAGTTATAAGCGAGTTTTTGGGAGAAAATGTGTTTTTCACAGATTCTGGAGGGTACACCAGAACAAAAATTTTACTTCGTGGCTGAGTCACGAAAGAATAAATAGTCTAGTCAGATTGCACCGCTGACCATAACCTGGTGCTCATTCAAAACATCCAAATGAAAGAAAACATCCTATGATGAATTTTGCAAATCTACTGAGTCAAATCGAATCTGTTACTGCCAAAAAATCTTATGGCAACGAAGACACCGGTTTCTGGCGACCTACGAAGGATAAAGCCGGAAACGCGCAAGCAGTGATCCGTTTCCTCCCAAACAAAAACATCGAAGACGTACCATTTGTTCGTCGATATTCGCACTCATTCAAAGACCCCATCACTCAACGATGGTACATCGAGAAAAGCTTGACCACCCTCGGTCAACAAGACTACATCGCTGAAGTCAATGGTGAATTGTGGAACACCGGCCTGGATGAGAACAAAGAACTTGCACGAAGCCGCAAGCGTACTCTGAAGTTCATTAGTAATATCCTGGTGATCAAAGACCCTGGCAATCCAGCCAACGAAGGTCAAGTAATGAAATTTGAGTATGGCAAAAAGATCTTCGATAAGATCGTCTCTGCAGCCAAACCGGAAGCCGACCTTGGTGAAGAACCGGTGAACGCGTTTGATCCAAAGACTGGTGCTGACTTCCTGTATAAGCAGACCGTCGTTGCAGGTTTTCCAAATTACGATCAATCCAAGTTCAGTTCCTCGAAACCGTTGGCTAGTGGTAATGATGCGAAGATTAAGGAAATCTTGGACCGTTGTCATGACATCAATGAAGAGGTCGCCCCAGATAAATTCAAGTCATATGAAGAATTGAAGAAGAAGTTCCTGTGGGTAACCGGTGCTGAGCAGAAAGCTGCGGCTCGCAAGGAATATGATTCTGAACTAGATGAACTTGCGAAGATTGCAAATGAAAAACCTGTCGTGGCAAAACCGGCAAAATCCCCACCTGTTGCAACGGTTGCAGCATCTGATGACGATGATGATGCATTCTTCCGTAGCCTCGTTGAAGAGTAATTGAAAATAGTGGAGATCGGTGAAAATCGGTCTCCACAGTCAAAGGATTCATGATGATCAAACAAGCAATCAGAAAAATGGTCGTTCCAAAGGAAGTCGTTGAACTTGAGAACGAAATTATTGAACTCAACAAAAAATTGGCGATCGCCAATCAACGCATCGCTAGTCTTTCTAAACTTGTTTCTGTGCCAGCGGGAACGACAAATTCTCAGTCTGGGTCTAAAGCTTTCGAACAGATGAAGGACCAGTTCACTAAATGAACTACAGTTGTCTAGACGTGTTACAATAGATCTAACGAAAGGTAAGAAATGAAAATCGCTAAACTAATCATCGCAGCTTCTATTGTCATGTCGGGACAAGTCATGGCTATGTCAGATGGTGCAGCTGCTGTGCTAGGCATCGTCATTGGTTCAACTATGACAACTCAGCGACCGTCACCAACGATCGTTCAACAACCACCAGTTGTTGTTTATCAGCAGCCGTCGTACCAGATCAGACCAGTAGATCCATGTGCAGGATTCTATGACTACGAAGGCAAAGCGTACTGCCAGGGTGTAGTTGAACGCCAACGGCGTGAAGCATACGAACGTGGGCTTTATGGCCGTTAAATTGTTAGCAATCCAACAAACAAGTCGATCGGGCATTGCTCTTTCGACTTTTTTCTTTTCTAGATCATGATTCACAAAATTTTTCACTGGTTTGGCTGGAACCACGGCAGAGTGGTCTCCTGGCGCGATAAGAATAATGTATACGTAGCTTTTCGTTGCGACAAGTGTGGCGAAATAGACAAAAAAACAATCAACAAATTAACGTTCAAGGAAAATGAATGATCGTCATCAAAAATGCTGAGTTAGCGAAAGAACAGTTTGGTCCATTGACTCATGCAAAGCTGTTAGTCGTATCGGCGATCGCGATCACTATCGCAGTTTGTGTACACATCGCGTCTAGTCTGATCAATCTATGTATGATCAGTTTCTCGATGGCATTCAATTTGTTAAAGATCCCGAATTCAGTTGTTAGCCGAGCTTATAAGGTAGAGGCGTTCCATAGAGTAGTTAAGAAAAGGACAGAAAATGGCAATGTATGATTATGTGTGTAGCGAGTGTGACTCGAAACATGAGATGAGCAGAAAAATCTCTGACAGAGATGTAGTATCGAATGAAGTATGCGTAAGCTGTGGAGCAGTGGGTACGTATCAACGTGGAGTATCTGCACCTTTGTTTGGTCGATCGACATTTGTGAACGGTGCAGGTAAACCTCCATCTGGATTCCGTGAAGTTCTTAAGAAGATCCATACCAACATGCCTGGCAGCCAGATGGACAAAGCGAGTTCGCATCTTTGACAAGAGAAGATCACTGATGCGTAAACAACCCAACGCCAAGACAGGCGTTTAGCTAAACAATAAACTAGCGAAAGAACATGAGAGAATTTGATCTGTTCAGATTCACGAGCGTTGGCATCGTTCGTTCTGGGTTCGTCAAGCCATGGATTATCACAAGAGAAAAATTGGGCATCTAAAGTGTTTTTCACTCATTATAATGGTAACCCTAAGCCAATGTTGTTCGGCCTCACTAGGGACGATTCTGGCTCGTTTCGAGTATACCGAACGCAAGATGGTACTGCATACAAATCAGTAACTTCGTTCATAGGTGAGGTCTCATCTGGTAAGGAAGAACTCCAGAAGTGGAGGGATGCAGTTGGAATAGAAGAAGCCAATCACATATCGAAAGTGGCAGCTGATAAAGGTACAGCAATCCACCTAGCTATGGAACACC